TTATCGATCTTGTGGCCGACGTAGGCCATGCCGCTGCGGACGCCTATGTGCGCCACAAGGAGCAGCGAGACGAACCCATTACCGCCGACGAAATCAACAGCATGATCAACGATCACAAGTCCACCCGCGAAATCCTCGCGGCCATGGGCATTGATTATTAGGCCCATACCTCCCCACGGCCCAAACGGTTGCGCCGGGTTTATCCCCGCTGCCCACAGTGACCCGGCGCAACCAACCCAACAACGCAGGCACACAGGAGAACGTCCATGCCCGAAAAGTATAATCCCGCAATTCTGAACGCGACCGGCAACAAGGTTGTCGAACTGGCAGATGCCGGAGCAGGCCCTGCCGTGCTGACCATTTATAACGGCACCCAGCCCGCAACCGGCGGGGGAGCGCCCACCGGATGCACGGCCCTTGCCGTGTTCCAGCTCGGTGATCCCATGGCACCCGCTGCTGTAAACGGCATTGTGACCGTGAATGCTATCCCCGCCGTGCTGCCCGCAGCCATTGGCACTGCCACGTGGGCGCGCCTGACGGACAGTGACGGAACGTGGGTTGCTGACCACACCGCAGGCGTGAGCACAGGCGTGGTGCGGATTCCTGCGATCACCAACCTTGATAATTCCGTGAAGATCACCAGCTACATTTTCACCCAGAACGCTGCATAGCGGGTTAGCCCATGCTCATACAGCGCAACGCCACAACCTATGAAGCCGCAGGGCTGCCCGCGACCGTTGTTATCGGCGGTCGCGATGAAGCCCGTGTGCTGCCGAACACGAATATTTCGTTCCCGTGCGGCAGCGGTACAGAACGGTATTGGCTCAACCTCAACCGCACCGGCGCGCCTGCGTGCTCTGCGATTGCGGCCGAGCCGACAACCAACGGCATTATTACCGAGGTTGGCGATGCGTTTTCGTTTGATGCGCAGGGGCGGTTGAAATGGGATGTGGTGTTTGCTGCGCACCCCGGCGTGTACGCTTGGGAATGGTCTGTTAAGCACAGCCCCGGCGTGACATTTCACCACCAGCCCGAGCTGACTGCGGAAGAAATAGCAGAGGGCCATATACGGTCTGCTGACGTTGTGGGCAGCTATGCTGTCTACGGCGACCGTTCCGGCCGGTTTGTCGGCCGCGACGGCACTGTGCTGGCTGACTATGGCACGGGAAAGCTCTGCCACATCTACAGGCCCTTGTTCATCGACGCGAACGGGCGAGAGGCGTATGGCACGCTGGATATTACCGACGGCATTATGACCGTGGGCATGGATGCGGCATGGATGGATTCGGCGGCGTATCCGGTACGGCTGGACCCGACGATAGGGTACGAGTCGATTGGTGCCTCTGTCATTCCGCTGGATAACTCGCAGCATGCCAACTGGGCATACGACGAAACCATTGCGGACGACATAACCCTGCAGAGTGGCCACATCTATTGCGGGTCGCTCTCCGGCGGCATAGGCGCGTTTGTTGTCGGCCTGTATTCCAAGGGCGCCACACTTGCGGCGTCTGCGCTGCTGGTATCGTCCGGCAGCATTGCGCTGGGGAGCGGATCGGAATTCACGTGGCGGTCTGCGTCGATGCCCGGATCTGTCGCGGCCAACACTCCGATGGTGATATCCTGTCTTGAAACCAACACCGACGGATCTGTGCGTTCGTACTATGACACCGTGTCGTGGGGCAGCGGGAAATCAGGCACCAATGCAACGGGGGCCATGTTGCCGACGCTGTCGGACCTGTCTGACAACAGCCGCCAGCTGTCCATGTACGTCACCTACGAGGTGGCACAGGCAGAAACGATTGAGGCCACCGTGGCCGCCGTCATGCCTGCGCCGGTTGTTTCCGCCACGGCCGAAATTCTTGACCCTGTTGCGGCCACTGTTGCCGCAGCCCTGCCGGCACCTGTTGCCAGTGTGACGGCTGAGACGCTTGAGCCCGTGGAATGCACGGTTTACGCCATGCTGCCCGCGCCGCTGGTTACCTGCACCATAGAATTTGATGAGCCGGACGAAGTGCAGGTGATTATTGCAGCCGGTCTGCCCGCGCCGTTGGTCGGCATTGTTGCCGAGGTGCTTGAGCCATTAGAGGTCACCGTTGCCGCAGCCCTGCCCGCACCTGTTGCGAGTGCCACGGCAGACGTGCTTGAGCCGCTAACGGCGTCTGTGGCTGCCGGGCTGCCCTCGCCGGTTGCATCCGTCTCGGGCGAAATTCTTGAGCCGCTGGAATGCACCGTTGCCGCCATGCTGCCTGCACCACAGGCGCAGGTTGTTGCAGGGGCGGAGGTGGTGCCTGTTCCCCCCATAGTTGCCCAATACATTGCCGATTGGCGCGCGGCACTGAACCCCGCAACCGGCGGACCGGGCGAGTCAGTTTCCATCACTCCCGTGGGTGGCACACAGTTTACCGTGCCGCTGGCCATGGTCAGCCGCAAGGGCATGGTTGCCCCTGCGGAGCTGCCCCGCGAATACGCAGGCCGTGCCGGAAGCTGGGTTGTTGTGCGCCTGCTGATGGATGATCTGCCCAAGGAAAACGGTGTGCCTGATATTCCGCCCACAGACAGCCTGATCATGGTTGACGGTCGCGGCCACTTTATCCGCTGCATTCAGCCCCTTGGCCCGCAGGGGTGCGGTGTGCGGTTGTATGCGGTGGGTGACCAGTGGGGGAGGCGGTAATGGCACGCGAGCTTGTTTATCTCCAATACGAGAAGGGCGGCAAAAAGGGATTTAAAGTCCACAAGTATTTCCGTGATGAGAGCCTGCTTGACGTTTCTGTCGTGGACAATGCCGGTCCCTATCTCAGTTCTGTGCGGAAAGGACTTCCGGAAAGAGTCCGTAAGGCTCTCGGCACAGTTGGGTGGATGCTCCAAGGGGAGATGAAACGCGCTGTCAAAGACGGCGGTCCCATTGGTGAGAACTGGCCAGAGCTGTCCGGCATTGTGAGTAGACCCCGCCAAAACGGCAGAGGCGTTGAACTCTACTATCGGGCAAAGGCACAGGGGAAGCCCTATGGCAGGATGGCCCAAGCCATCGGCTATTACAGGCATGAGCTGCCAGAGCTGAAGGTTTCCATCGGCTGGCTGTCGCTTGCTGCCGCAAAGCGTGGAGAGCAGTTGCAGCGCGGCTTTACCAAGGCGGCTACCCGCAAGCAGCGCTGGCTGTTCACCGCGTCTGCAAGGTGGGACAAGCGCCGCGAGTTTCTGCGTTCCGGCAGCATATTCCCCATGAAAAAGAAAAGCATCACGGTGCCTGGTCGTAACCTCGTAGCCCCTGTGTACGAACGGTATCAACAGAACATCCGTCCGCTGCTGGAAAGCAAGCTCAAGGTCTATATGCGCAAAAATGAAAGCTGGTTCCAGATGACCAGAAGCAACGCGGCAAAGGCTGCCGCACAAAGAGGATAGCCCATGAGCTCATTCATTATGACCAGCCTGACGAAGATTGCCCGCGCATGGGCTGCCGCGCTGACCACGGATGCGGACCTTGCCTCATGGTGCCAGCAGGAATGTGGAAAAGTCCCTGCCGTGTTCATGGCAACTGCCAATTCGCAGGACTGTGAATGGGGCCGCCAAGATGCCCCCTATATCGCCATATTGCCGCCCAGCTCGCGCACGGGTGCGGAAGTGGATGTGCATGAATATGAGTTTTTTCTGCACCTCGGGCTGGTGATGACCGGCTATGTGGAAGGCGTTGCATGGAAGGAGCCCAAGGGGTTTGGCGCGCTGGAACAGAGTTTTGCCACCCTTGTTCTGGAAGCGCTGGCAACCACGGACTATGCGCCCGATGAGATTGAGGCGGAGACATTCCCCGCGCAGGCGAATTTTTTTGAAATGGTCATGGCGATCACGGTCCGCGTGCCGTTCACGATAGGCGGCTCTGAAAGGACCATCTGATAACAACAACAGGAGGCCAACATGACACAGGCACGCGGTTATAAAGCAAAGATCCAGATCGACTTTGAAAGTGAATTCGGTGTTGCGCCCGGCAGCCCCAACGGGCGGCTTGTTCCCATCAACAAGGCGGACGGCGGCGCAACCCGCAACCTGAACACGGCGGAAACCATTTCCGGCACCCGCAACCCGGTTAAGCCCTTTGCGGGAAACACGGCCATGTCGCGCAATCTGACCGTGCCGCTGGATGTGCGCAACATCGGGCTGTGGCTCATGGGTGTTTTCGGTGAGCCTGTGACCACCGGCACCGGCCCCTATGTGCACGCCTTCAAGGTGGGCGACAGCCAGCCCAGCATGATTGCAGAAATCGCCTTTCCTGATGTGGGCATGTATCTGCGCGGTTCAGGCTGCAAGGTCGGCAGCTTTGGCATTACCGTGGGCGGCGACGGCGAGCAGGTGGCCACCATCGGCCTGACCGGAAAGAACGAATCCAAGGAAGCCGCGGCATATGATGCCACCCCCGAAGAGTTTCCCTTTGACCGCTTTGAAGGCTTTCAGGCTGTGATCAAGGAGGGCGGCTCGCAGAAGTCCGGACGCTTCACCGAGTTTTCGCTGAATCTCGACATGGGGCTGGATACGGACGGCTACACCATAGGCGATCAGGGAACGCTGGGCGACATTCCGGAAGGGCTTGTCGGCATCAGCGGCAGCGTTACCGCGCTGTTCAAGGATACCGCCCTGTTCGACAAGGCGGATGCCGGAACCGAAACCAGCCTTGAACTGGTGTTCACCAACGGGGCGCACATTCTTTCCATCAAGCTGCCCGAGGCCATGTTCAGCAAGTCCGCCCCCGGCATTGAAGGTCCGCGCGGCGTGCGCGAAAGCTACGATTTTCAGGGGTATCTGGACGATGCCGCAGACGGCAGCGCCATTGTGGTGACCCTGACCAACGATGTTGCCAGCTACGCGCTGGTGTAACCCATACCATTTTCCTGTGGAGGAGATTGCCATGATTGTGACGCTACCCGCCTGCGGTAAGGAAGTTGAAGTGCAGAGCCTGAGCCGTAAGCAAATGCTGCGGATGGACAAAATCGATTTGGAATCTGCCAAGATTGTCAACCGTCTGCGAGGATCTGAAGAGAATGCCGATGAGGATATTAAGCGCCTCGAAACGCTTGCCAGTGAGCGGGAAGCCTTGGTGCGCACTATGTACCCCTCACTTGAGCCGTGTTGGGAAGACCTCCCCAACCGTGACCTGCTTCTGCTTACCGGCGCGACTATGGATTATTCCCGCAACGTGCCGGAGGAAGAGATAAAAAACTGGATTCGGTCTGGGAATGGCGAAGCGACCCGGACCGAATAAGTTATTGCGCAACCTGCAGGGCTGCGTCTGACGGTGCGCCGCCCTGCTCAACCTGCGAGAACGTGACCGAGGCCCCCCAGCCGCTGCCCTGCAACATGCCTGTGCTCGCGCTGTGGGGGGAGGTGCAGAGTGATTGGAACTATGCACCCGGCGCGCGGGTAACAGACAAGGGTGTGGTTATTCCCGTGGCCCTTGCCACCGGGCTGAACTGGCAGGCTGTTGATTGGCGGGTGCAGTTTCTGGGCATTGAATGGACCATCCCCCTGTATAAAAAAATGCGGCATCTGGAACGGTTGGAATTGGAAGAGCAGCGCAACTCGCTGAAAAGACAACGGAGCAGCTGATGGCAGGAACAGTAGCAACACGAATAGAGATCAACGCCAGTGACAAGGCTTCGGAAGTCATCCGGCGAGTTGAAATGGGCATGGGCCGCCTTGGGTCCGTTATGAGTTCTGTCGGTGGCATGTTCGGCGTAGGTCTTTCCTTGACGGGATTGTACCAGCTCGGGGAATCCAGCTTCAACGCCGCGTTGAACACCGAGAGGTTGGTAAAGGCTTATTCTACCATTGCAGGAAGCGGGAACGGCGCAAGGCGTGAGCTGGAATACCTTTATGAACAGAGTGACAAGCTTGGCCTGCAGTTCAAGAAAACAGCTGGGGATGCAAAAGGACTTTTTGCCGCCGCCAAGGGGACCTCTCTTGCGAAGGACATAAAAGAGATTTTTGAAGGTTTTTCTCAGGCAGGTACAAGCCTTTCCCTCTCAGAAGGGGAAATGAGCGGCATCTATCTTGCCCTCGGCCAGATGATTTCCAAGGGGAAAGTGCAGGCTGAAGAACTGCGCGGGCAGATAGGCGAAAGGCTGCCCGGTGCATTTCAGATTGCTGCACGGGCAATGGGGGTAACAACCGCAGAGCTGGATAAAATGCTTGAGACAGGCAGGATTACGGCTGACGTGCTGCTCCCCAGAATGGCGAAACTGTTGAAGGAAGAATTTACCGAAGGTGCATCGGAAGCTCAAAAATCCGTGAACCGGCTTGCCACTGAAACCGACAGGTTTCTCACTGCGTTGAGTCAGACCCAATCTGCAGTCGCAGGGATGAACGCCATTACAGCCGCTCTTAAAGGCATGACGTCCGGCATGGAAAAATATGCCGAACAGGCAGCAATAGTTGCAGAAATGAGATCCAAGGGAATAACCCCTGACTCCGTTGAGTTTGATTGGAAAGGATTACTGTCTCCTACAAAGGGAATTACCCCTGTGTATTCTGATTCTGCCATTCAAAGTTATCTGAACAGAAAACAGGCATCCACCGCGCTTTCTGGTTTGCGGCAGGGAGAAGCGAAGTTGCTCGCAGAAGCGGAGAAGGCCCGGCAGGAGGCCCTTGACAGGGCTGTAGGATCTGCCCGGTCTGCTTCTACATCGTTTCTTGGCGAGACTGCATCTGCAAAGACAGCCAAGATTGTGCAGGAAGCACAGGACGCAATTGATAAACTCAAGAAAGCCCGTGAGATGGATGTTGCCAATGCCTCTTCATATACCGAGCAGATAACGGCCATAGAGCAGGAAAAGGTCAGAAAGCTTGAGCAGGTGAACAAGGCTCAGACAGAATCTGCAAAAAAACAATCCACCATCCTTGCATCCATCAATGACGAGATAGCCCGTATGACTATGAGTGATGCGGACTATGCCAAATACAGTTTCGGTAAGGAGTATGAAAAGGCGGCAGCAGAGCTTGGTAAGGCCAGCCCTGCCCTTGCCTATTGGGTTTCTCTCAAGGAACGAGAGCTGCGACTAAATGAACTTTCCGCCCTGCAGCCGTATCAGGTTACTGAATTTGAGGCATTGAACAGGGGTGATTCATTCTATGGCCGTGCTGACGCTGACAGGCGCGCACAGGGCATGCTCGCGCAGAAGGAGCAGGAGGATCTGCAGCTGCAGACCGAGTTTGCCGAGAAGCACCGCGAAATAGTGCTGGGCGAAACCGAATTCAAGCTGCAGC